GCAGTCGAGCAGGAAGTCCAGACCGGCCTCCAGGAAAACTTCGTCCGGCGCTATGCCATCGAAATGCGCGGTATTAGCGTGCGGACAGAATGCGGCGATCCCGCGTTTCCAGAATTCAGCCGCCCATCTCTTCGCAGCCATGATGTTCCGTTCGATCCCGAATGCCGTATCGGCTCGATACGGCCCCGCGATGTAGACGCGCTTGATTTTGCGAGTTGGTTTTTTCATTGGATTTCCCCGAACATGTCTGCTTGTTCTTGCGGCCCCGCTTCCAAAGCAGCCGCGATGTTTGCCTTTGCTTGCCTATAGTAGCTCGGCTTGAGTTCGATTCCGATTGCGCGACGCCCAAGCTCTACCGGAACGACCACCTCGGACCCCACGCCCATGAACGGAGTCAGAACCGTTTCGCCAGGATTCGACCACATAACAACGGCGCGCTCAATTACGTCGAGTTGTAGGGGATGAACATGCTTTTCGTCTTCTTCGTCTTTCGCTTGCCTAAAGTCCAACGTGTGGTCAATGCGGATATCATCCCAAACAGATGAGGCATATTGCCGCCAAATCCACTGCGAATATGTGTTCACCTTTTGATCTCCCGGCTTGCCTCGGTCGTGAATAACGTTCGCTGGCGGATTGCGTTCCCCTGCATAGTTCAACAGGCCGCGCTCGTGTGTGACAGGGATTTTGTTTTCCCCCTTGCGGCGAAACATCAGGAGGAAATCTGCGTTGGCAATGCTTGTGCGCGTCGAATCCTCACAGAGTGTTTTGTGGTGTAGCGATTTCATCATCGTCCGATTGCGCACCATGAGCGGCTCTTTCCAAATAACGCGCCGCCCGCCATAAGCAAACCCGCGCTTTTCGTGTTCCAGAATTATCCGGCCAGGAAGATCGAAGAACGAATCGCATCCTGCGTTTGACAGAGGGATGTCCATGCAATGCACGGCGGAAATCCGCCCCGGCATTGTAACGCGCGCGATCTGGTCAAGGCAAAAACCATAGTGCGCAAAAAACTCGTCACGATCAATGGAGTTGCTCATGTCGCGAGGATCGCTCGAATAGACATACAAGCCAGCAAACGGGGGAGAATAGACTGTCAGGTGAACGGTGTTCGGCGGGAGCGATGACAAAACCTCAACACAATCGCCGCAATATATCGCATAGTTTTCCGCAACTTCCTGATCTTTCACAGCCATGCCGGGGCCTCCAGTGTATTGATATATCCGGTTGTGTGCCGGATTTTTTGTGATTGGTTCATTTCTCGGACTAGAGCATCAAACATAAGTTCCGCTCTTTCCGCCTTGCTGCGCATGTTCGCAAGCACTCGCTCTTCTCCATGAGTCGCGATTACATCAAGGCGCACTGGTTTTTTTTGCCCGAAACGCCAGCATCGCCGGACGCTCTGATAGTATTGCTCGTAAGAATGCGTCGCGAATGTAACAACATGGTTAACGTGTTGCCAATTCAACCCCCATGCGCCAATCTTGGGCTTGATAACCAAGACGCGCAACGAACCATCCAAGAACGCATTGTATCTCTCAATCTTCTCATCGTTCGGCGTTTTCCCCGCAATCTGTTGCGCGCCGGGTATTATCTTTTCGAGCAAGTCGCCTTCGGCGTTCATGTGACACCACACAACGGCGGGTTCGTTGTGGTCAATCAATCCCGCAACGTATTCGCACCTTTGCCGGAGCGTTCTCCTGCGTTCCTCGCGTTCTTCCGCCAGGCCAAACGCGGGCAAGTTGAACATCATACCATCCGGCGGGCTATCCGGCATAATCAAATGATCGACACAGATTAGCTCAGGCAAGATAAAATCGCCATCCTCAAACCCAAGATCCGATGGCATACGACATGCGCGAGCCCAAGAACAAACCCAACGCCAGAACGGAATTACAGCATGATGTTTCAGCCGCCATTGGCCTATTGTTTGAGCAACGCGGTATGATAGTTTGGCGTAATAATCTCCGTTATTCCGAATCGCAACCTCCGCGCGGTCTTGCAGTTTTGTTTCCTTACGTTGGCCTTTGTCGTCGAGATATTTGAAAAACCTTGCCAACATATCCGAGTTCGACAGTTCCCCCAACGCCTCGGATGATGTCCCAAGTTCGATGTAATCGTTCGGCGCGGCCGTAGCCGTGCAGAGCAAGCGATATTGTGTTTTTTGCATGAATCGCGTAATCTGCTTGCGGCGCGTCCCAGAAAACGATTTCAGAATGCTCGACTCGTCACAGACAACGCCAACATAATCCTCCGGCGAAAAATGCCCAAGCATTTCGTAATTCGTTATCGTTATATTTTGCGCCGGTTTCCCGTCGCGCGAAATCTCAGCCTCAATCCCAAACTTTTCCGCCTCTCGTTTGGTTTGCAAGGCGACGGCCAGCGGGGTCAGAATCAGGACGCGCCCGTTCGTTTTGCGGATTACGTTCTCGGCCCACACCAGCTGAATCGGCGTTTTACCCAAACCACAATCGGCAAAAATAGCCGCGCGGCCCTTGACCGTGGCCCAGGATAGCAGATCGCGCTGGAAATCATACAGGAAATCAGGAACCCAGAGCGGATCGAACCCGTGACGCGTTTGGTCTTGCGATTTGCTTGCGATGAATTTCGCGTAGTCCATCAGTATTCGATCCTCTCCAGAATCATTTTTGCCGCCTTTTCATCTAGTCGGAAAAGGGGAATGTCGCGGTCCATTGCAAAACAGAAATCATGATTTCCCAGGTAGAAAACGGGAATGTCGCGGTCTGTGGCGAACTGGATTTCCATCGCCGTTCCATAATCCCGTAGCCCCCAGTAAGGCGGCGAGGTCACGCAGCACTGCACAGAGCCAGCGTCGAGCGTGCGCATAACCTCAAGAGCGTCGCCGTTAATGAGTTCGATCATGCCAATATCTCGATTTCAATTCCGTAATTGTCGCGCAGCATGTCGGCCTTGTTCTGCCATTCGCGCGTAATGCGGCCCTTCGTGTCATAGTATTTCCACCGGCCGTCGATCCGCACCGCATGGTCGACGTACATGTATTTCGGCTTCTCTCCGTCGTGATACATCAAACGCGCTTGCCGCTGGACGTTTTTCTGTCCGTGATGGCACTCGAGTCCTAGATGATTTTCCATTTCGCGATAGGAATCAAACCATCGGCCGCTACTGTCTCGGCAGCGGACGTTGCCGAATTTGGGGCGCTTCTTGCCCTTGGCTCCCTTTTGCGCGTTGAGCCATGCCTGCCTGGCCTCAGTTACCATTTCTCAGCAACCCTCCAATCGGATATGGCATGGCGAAATCTTAGCGCCAAATCGTCAAACATAATCTCCCGATGCCGCTCGTCGTGAAAGAACAACGACATGTCCAAGTCACAATGCCATCGAATGCAGTTGCGCCGGTTCTCGTGGCGTACCTCCATGAGTCGCAGCTGTTCCACGATCTCTCTAATATGTTTCCTGTCTTCGCGTGCCTTGCGCGTCGCCGCCACAACAGCGCGAATGCGAATGGCCTCGTGTCTTCGCGTTTCCTCGCGGATCGTTTCCCGCAAAACGGAAGACCTCACCAATCCCGCTTTGCGCAGTAATTTATAGAACGCTTCCCCGCACCTGATAAGCGGCGTTTCTTTCGCTCCGTTGCTCATGTCAATCCTCTTTTGTGAATTTGGCCATGACTTCGTGGCCGCCAAATGCAACCAATTTCGTCAAGGATTCGATCTTGCCAACGATAGCGAGCGAGACCGAGTAATGGTCTGGCTTGACAGAATACCCGTTGGCCACACAATCAAGCCCCAGTGTTTCGGTTGGCGTTCCCGGAATGTCGCCCGCGCTCTCACCGATGGTAAATTCGGCCCGCAGGTCGACGCCGGAGAAGAACTTGTCGGCAACCGCAAGGTCCAGATTGTCACGTTCGACGCTCACGCCGACCTTAACAACGCCCTTCTTGCTGAATGACACCCCGCCTAATTCGGCGGCACAACTGATCGTCTCTTGCATCTCTCGCTCCTTTCAAATCTCACGCGGCGTCAACCATCAATGGCTGTTGCTCGATCAAGACAATAACAGCCACGAATGCCGTTGAACCATCCTACCGCCGTGTGCCCACTCAGCACGGTTGCCTCGTAGCGCGTAGTCGTCTCCTTTACCTCCCCAGAGTCGAGCCTAACGCGCACCTTCTGCCCGACTGGATACTTGGCGTTCCATTCGTCCACGTCCCTCTGCGGGTCTGACCTCTTGCTCCTCTGCATCTCTCGCTCCTTTCAAATCTCACGCGGTCCGGGGTTTCCCCGCCCGGCTCCGCTCGCTTCGCTTAGGGCATCTCAGCCCCACTTCCCACGCGCTCTTGTACGGCCATGAATGGCCCAGGCGCGCCCGCGTGAAACTTATCCGTCGCCGTAGCCGGAGCCGGAGCCGTAGCCGGAGCCGTAGCCGTAGCCGTAGCCGGAGCCGTAGCCGTAGCCGGAGCCGTAGCCGGAGCCGTAGCCGTAGCCGTAGCCGTAGCCG